GGGGGAGTTATAAAAGGTGCTGACAGTATCAAGAATGGAATTGATATCTTAAAACGTCACAAAATAAACATAGTTAAAGGCTCACCAAATATTATTAAAGAGTTTAGGAATTACAAATGGCAAAAGGATAAAAACGGTAATATGATAAACAAACCGATTGACTTTTACAACCATGCTTGCGATGCAATTAGATATGTAGCATTAACTAAATTACAAATTGAAAACAAAGGTAAATATATTATAGGATGAGAATACTAACAGCAGCAACAATGAAAGGGGCGATAAATTACCACAGGTTAATTAGCCCGCATATTATGTTAAAGGCGGCTTACCCCGACACCGAAATTTTAACCACCGTAAGTCAATCTTCAATTTTAAACACTGATTTAAATAAAATTGATATGATAATTTTTACAAGGTTTATTGCCTTTAAAGAAATTGAAAGAATAACAGATTGGTTGAGAAAAAAAGCACATGTAAAATTAGTGTTAGATATTGATGACTATTGGAAGTTAGACGACCATCATATTTTAAGCCATTTATACAATAAAGACTTTGAAGAACAAACAATAAAAACTTTTAGATGTGTTGACCATATAATTACCACCAATAAAAGGTTGGCTAAAATGATTAAACCTTATAATAAAAGAGTTACGGTAATACCCAACATAATTAACACCGATGAAATGCAATGGAAGCCATCGCCAAAAAGAAAAGGCAAGGTTAAAATATCTTTCTTTGGAGGTGAAACACATTTTGAGGATTTGAAATTTAGCAAGGTAGATTACAGCAAACTAAATGCGGTGGCCTATGTTGAAAAATACAAAGAATTAGGCTTTCAAATTGAGCAACCAAAAGACGAATGGACATACGGCACTTTATTTGATGACACCGACATTTCAATTGCTCCTTTATTACCCACAAAGTTTAACAGTTGCAAATCAAATTTAAAAGTAGTTGAGGCGGGTGTAAAGGGCAAGTTAATTTGCACCACCAAAACACCACCATATTTAGATTTTCAAAGCGAAAACATTATTTACTTTGAGCCAAATGAAGATTGGACAGATAAATTAACATTACTTTTAAAAGACCGAGCAAGCGTTGAGCAAATTTCTAAACGATTGCAAGAGGAAATTTTAGACCATTACAACCCACATAGATGGACAAAATTCAGAATGGATTTGTATAAATCAATTTTATAACATTTTGTAAAATACAATTTGTTATATTTGTATTGTGAATTTTTAAAATTCATTATGATTTTTTGTAATATTAAAAGCTCAAAGGCGTCCCTCCTTTGGGCTTTTTTGTTTCTAAATGCAACACAAGCCCATTTATTTAGTTATTAGGTTAAGCAATAATTAAAAAATGGCAGAAAAAAATATCAAAGAAACTATTGGTGAGTACCTTTTAAAATTAGGACATCAATTAACCAATACAGATGAAAACGGCCTTAAACCTGAAGAAGCCGCACAAGTTCACGAGATTAAATTCATGGTTGAATCAATGCTTGAAGATGGTGTTACTAACATCGCTTCACCTGCCGATGAATGGGCAGCAGGCGTTGAAGTATTTATTATGGCAGATGGCGAGCAAATGCCGTTACCTGTTGGTGAATACGTTTTGGCAGATGGTTCAATGTTGGTTGTAGAAAATGACGGAATCGTTGCAAACTACACACCTGCAAATGTTGAAGAAGAAAGCACAAATGTTGAGCAAGATGCAAACGCAGTAGCAGAAGCAGCCCCAACACAAAGCCCACAAGCAAAAGCAATCATTGAAAGCGTGGTTAAAGAAACCAAGTTTGAAGCTGAAAAAGAAATTGAATCATTAAAGGCTGAATTATCAACTTTAAAAGGTTTGATTGATGAGAAATTTTCAGCCGTTGCAGGTTCAGTAGATGTAATTACAAATGAGTTGGTAGAATTATCTAAACCAATGGACAAGGTAAAACACAGCCCTGAAAAAAACACAGTGAAACAAATAACAAAAGACGATTTATTAAAAATGTCTTTAAGTCAAAGAATAGAATATTTTAAAAATAAATTAAATTAATTAAAAAAATGGCAACAGAAACAACTTTATCAGGTAATTTTGTAGGCACAAAAGCCGCAGGTTATTTTTACCCTGCAATATTGCAAGGTAACACAATTAACGACAATGTAATTACTATACATGAAAACGTTGATTATAAATTAAACATTAGAAATTTAGGTTTAGGCACGACAGGATTTTTATCAGTGGCTTCGTGCGATTTTACACCAACAGGCGATGTATCTTTAAGCGATGTAGTATTAGAGCCCACCGACCTGCAAGTAAACATCCAACTTTGTAAAAAAGATTTTCGCAGTCAATGGGAGAAATTAGAAATGAGAGGTGCATTGTTAAACCAAGAGTTACCTTCTTCTTTCCAAGAATTTTTCATTCAAAAGAACTTAGAATTAATTGCTAAAGATTTTGAGGTAGCAGTTTGGCAGGGTGGATCATTTGGCGGATTTGAAGCTAAATTAGCGGCTAACGGAGATGTAATTGATGTTACAGGTACTACTCTAACTGCAGCTAATATATTAGCTGAAATAGGAAAAGTTTATGCAGCTATTCCTGATGCGTTATACAGTGCAGATGATATTAAAATATATGTGCCAATCTCAGCAGCTAAATTATATCAACAAGCAACAGCCGCAGTTGGTGCAGGCTATTCAGGAGGAACAGGTGCAGGTTACAGAGGTGAATCTTATGTAGGAGAAAAACCATTTGATTACTTAGGTATTCCAATTGTAATAGCAAACGGAATGAGTGCTAATAAAATGGTTGCTGCAAGAAAATCAGATTTACATTTTGGTACAAACATAATGACTGATATGTCAGAAATTAGAGTTGTGGACATGGCTGCAACTGACGGCTCAGATAATGTGAGATTTGTAGCAAGAATGACAGGTGGCACGCAATTAACCAACGGGAGCAATATAGTATATTATTCATAATTAAAAGAAATTCAAAATGGCTTGTGATTTAACATCAGGGCGTTTGTGGGAATGTAAAGAGCAAGTAGGCGGTATCAAAACCGTTTACTTTGCTGACTTTGGCGACCTTACAGGATTGACCGTTTCAAACGGGGCAATTTCAACAGGGCTAACAGGCAAAACTCTTTACAGATACGAACTACCCGACTATACAGGAAACTTAACCGAAACATTAACAGCATCTGCTGAAAGCGGTACTCTATTTTATGAGCAAGCCCTTGAAATTACTTTACATAAATTAAGGGCAGCCGACAGCGATGAAATTAAGTTATTGGCAAAAGGTAGACCTCATTGCATTGTAGTTGATAACAACGATAACAAATTACTTTTAGGCTTTCAAAAAGGCTTAAATGTAACAACCGTTGCAGGTCAAACAGGAACAGCGGCAGGTGATTTAAGCGGGTACGTTCTTAGCTTTACAGCGAGTGAAGTACAAGCAGCCCCATTTGTTACAGATGACATTTCAAACGCTACAGTAGTAACTTCGTAATTCTCTCTTTCATATTTAGTTTTAGTTTTGAGGGGCTGCAATTTGTAGCCCCTTTTTTTTATTATATTTTAATAAACGATTAAATATTTTAATTATAGCTACAATAGATTCAACCCTGAGTATTTCATTTAAACCAAAGTCAGTATAAAGTTATTGGTTCTATTGATTTTAGCTATAATTTTTAAACTATACAAATTTAGTAAAATCATTAAATAACAACAACAAAGGATATTAATCGTTATTAGGTTAGCATGATATACATAGGTACTACAACAGCTTACATATTTATTAACTTATACGAACGTGGTGAAAGTTTAACAAGCACTACTACTTATGATTTAATATTTACAAATCAAGCCACCAAAAAAGAAACTACTATTTCTGCTCAAGCCACAGCGATAACAGAAAGATATTTTCAGTTTTTTTTAAATGATGGGTTAGCGGGTGAGCCTGACGGGTTTTATGAGTTAAATATTTACAGCGGTTCAGATTTAATTTACAATGAACTTTGTTTTGTAAACGATAAAACAGACGTTACCTATAATGCTAATTCAATTACAACAATATACAACGTAAATGAGCCGAGTTAAAAGAACACAACCTACAAATAAATACGAATTTTCAATTGTAAACTTACAAGAGGATAACGAGCCTTTAGCAAGTATTCAAAGAAATAAAGAATGGGTTGGCTATGGCACAGACCAAAGACTACCAACGGGGTACTTTAACTACATTAATTACCTATACAAAAACTCAAGCCTTAACTATGCGTTAATTTCAGGTATTGCAGACCGTATTTATGGTCAGGGCTTATTTACTCATTCAAGAGATAAAATAGGTTTAGCCAAATTTAAGGCGGTATTCAATAAAGAAGAACAAAAGAAATTTATTTTAGACGTTTATGAGCAGGGTAACC